TTTCAGTGATTCTAGCGGTCGTTCTAGCAACGTCGATAGCGAGGCTGCTGCTCAGTTTCAACTACTAACTCAATCTCAATCTAACATTGTGTTGCCATCTGACCGTTCTATCATCAGCACTGGAAAACTCCTCGTGGATGGCTCCGGTGGCGTTGCTACCCATGTTTCACAAGATTTCGACATTCTTCCTCAGCACTGGACAAACGGTTACCTTGTTGCCGTTGATACTCTCTATCTTGGCGGTGCCGCTTCCACTGGCTTTGCTGGGAACGTGTACTGCTCAGTAGTCATGGAATGCACCGTCGAGACAATGGGACAGTCGGCAGCAATGGCACTTGCTCTATCTCAGCAATGAGGTGGACTAGGTGAAAATTCACGGGAAATACTGCGGCCCTAATTGGACACATGGGCGAAATGTACCAGCGTCGGATTACGATAAGTATCCAGAGGTACGACCTGTTGACCGTCTGGATCGGGCTTGTCAAGCACATGACAAAGATTGTTCACATGGCGGTTGCTCTAGTAAAGGAGACCTCAGATTGATGGATGTGGCCCTTTGGGTTGCGGTCTCAAGTCCTGATATTCGGACTAGGGCAATCGCCACCTCAATCGCAGTTGCGATGGCGGGGACAGCACCTACTAGGAGTCGATAATATGGATAACGAACTACTCAAGCAACTCTTGATAATGCAAAACCCGCAACTTGCGCCGATATTGGAAATGATGTCAAATTCCAAACCAACTGAAGTCGCACCAAAGAAGCGGAAGGTTTCAGCATACTCTCGTCGTTATGGCGCAGCATACAAGCGATTGCGTAAGCGACACACACTCAAGAACGGCAAGTATCGCAAGGGATACAACCACAAGCGACTTGTCAAACTTGCACACAAGGAAGCAAAGCGAGGCGGTAAGAAGTGAGAACACGTCGATGCTTGCGAGGACAACTGTCCACTTCGACATATGAGGAAGGTTCGTTCGGATCCAAGAGACTCATCATCGACGATGGTAACTTCAACGATGGATGGCGTATTGTAAAATTCGTTGTCGCTGGGAATGGTGCATCATCAACAGAAATTAACGCACGTCTGTGTACCGAGGATTTAGCCAACATTCACGCAGGCGGTTCAGACCACTTTTCATGGAACTGGGGCGATTCAAGGGAACTTGCATGGGCCTCAACTCGTTCAACAAGCGAAAGCACATGGGGAGGTTGGGAAGGTGCAATCGACCCCGACCATGTTGTCATCAAAGACTTGTATATTGATGTCAATACAAACCTATCAAATCCAATTAATTACCTCGTAATCTTAGAACGAGTCGAATTAACAGACAACCAAGCGGTACTTACACTCATACGGGAGAGAAGCCAAGATGACGAACGACACGACAATTGATGAAACTGAATTGAAAACTGAATCACGAACTGCTAGGTTCGCTCAATGGTTGATGGATCGGGAGAGTAAACGCCAAGATAAGGATTCGAATCTCGAAGGAATGTTGAGATTCAATATCTTTCTTTCAACTGCTACTTTGGTTGCGGTCGCTGGAAGCACTGTTACGCAGTATGTCATGATGGCATACACATGGCTCTGAACTAGAATCAGTTACGGTTGCCGGAATCCGGACACCTGGTACCCCCAATTTTGATTGTAATTCGGGGCAACTTACCGAATACCTACAACAAATTGGTCGAGCTCGCCCCGATTACTGGAAACTCTCTTGAAGGAATACAAGAAGTGTCTCAAAAGCGGTTACGATTTGGGCGTTTTCAGTTGGCCCAAGACGAGGAGTGAAGCATTGACTCTTGATGATGATGAGTTGTTTTGTCAATTCTTCCTCGGTTACTCCTCCTCCATCGAAGAATTTCTCCAATGCGTCGCATACTGTTTGTGATTGGTTCACACGGCGTTGTAATTTCTCAACAAGATGCAGATCCACAGAGAATGTTCGATTGATTTTCATCCTTGACACCTCTGACATTGGGATACAATCTTCATATTTATCGGGCAATTCATCTCAATCGATGGATGTCTCGATATATTTGTCAAGACAACCATTCCGTTTTTGCACCGATAGACCTCAAAACATGTGTTACATACTACGCACATACCACTCCTAAGTGGAACCTACTTATGTACATAGTAGGTGAATGTATGCAAACCTTGGCGATTCATGGGGCAGTACCCCATTCACACCAGCAAGCCGACGGCGATGTTCAAGACTAGGGTAAGAAGTAGTATAATAGACTGTAACCTATTCCTAAAGGGTATGGCGAAAGAATCCTTCTTCATCCGAAAAACTCTGAACTGCGATAACGACAACACCTACCAAGAAACTCCAATCGATATGGGCGCATATGTTGATGCCCTAGGAAAGTCCATCGTTCGGATCCATAACATCGCTGTTACTTTCAGTGATTCTAGCGGTCGTTCTAGCAACGTCGATAGCGAGGCTGCTGCTCAGTTTCAACTACTAACTCAATCTCAATCTAACATTGTGTTGCCATCTGACCGTTCTATCATCAGCACTGG